CAATTTGAACTCATAGAAGACAACTAATAAATGAAACTAAAAGAAATCAGATGCAAGAAATGTGGTGGCCTGTTATTCAAAGGCGAAGTCAAATCAGTAGAAATCAAATGCCGGAAGTGCGGGTATATCCAGAGGGTGTATGAAAGGGCAGTTGCAAGGGGGTATGAGCATGGGTAAATGGATTAGCGTTGAGAGTGAACTGCCGAAGAAGGAAGGCTTGTATTTAATTTATGCTCCAAGTGCTGATCCTGAAAGTCCATTGCTTATGACTGCATGGTATTATCCTGATAATAAATCACATATATGGGGGTTAGTAAAATGTTGGGCTAATGCTGTTACACATTGGATGCCATTACCATTACCACCCGAATAATCTAACCCGACACCGGGACAATTAAGAGCCCTTCAAGGGTCAAAGTAAATAGAGCTTTTCAAAAGCCTGATCGAGTCGCTAAGCGTCTTGGTTAGGCTTTTTTTTATGAATCAACAACCAAGGAGATAAACAATGGATAACCTGGAAACAAGAGTTTTTTCAAGTGCTGAGTTGAGAATGACCAAAGGTGATGACGGTGTTCCGAGATTTGAGGGATACGCCGCGCGGTTCAATAAGTGGTCTGAGGATTTAGGGGGGTTCCGCGAGAAGATTGCACCGAAGGCATTTGCGAAGGCAATCAAAACAAGCGACACAAGGGCGTTATTCAACCACGATTCCAACTATGTGCTTGGCAGAACGAGTGCTAAAACTCTTGACTTGAGAGAAGACAGTAAGGGTTTGAAGTTCAGTGTCATACCACCAGATACTCAATGGGCGAGAGACTTGGGAGTTAGCATGGAGCGTGGGGATGTCAATCAATGTTCCTTTGGTTTCACACTTGGGATGGATGAATGGAATGAGGGTAAGGATGGTGTAACCAGGACAATTAGGGAAGTTAAGAATCTCGCCGACATATCGGTTGTAACTTATCCGGCTTACCCAGATACAGAGGTTGCTCTACGATCCCTTGACGAAATGAAAACCGAAGTCGAAAAACGAGATGAGTCTATGCAAGCGATGGTAACAGAGATTGAGGAAACCATCGTAACGTATATGTCTGAAGTATTAGACGAAGATCAACAAACAAGGTTTGCGGCCATGTGTAAAGCGATGGTTGACAAGCATATCCCCGGTGAGCCTATGCAAGCCGAGGATGAACTGGAAGCCGAGGTTGAGAGCAGGGAGGAGAAACCCGATAACGAACTTGAGCCAATGCAAGAGGACGTTGATATTACACCTGAAGACCGTCAGAAGTTTTGGGCGGTAGAAGGAGAATAAGATGACTATAACAAAGATGCGTGAAGAGATTGACGCATTGAACAAAGAACTAAACGGAAAGATGGTTGCCGTTCAGGGCGAGAACCGCAGACCAGATGCGGAAGAAAGGGCATGGGCTAATAAAAAGCTCGATGCGATTCACGACCTGGAGGATAACATTAACTTTCAGGAGAGGATGGATAGGACAGAGGAAAGGCTGAACAAGCCGCAGTCCGAACCGACCAAACCTGAACCAAACCATGCTATTCCCCAGGCCGAGCAGGAAAAGGCTGATAGGTTTATGACCTTTGGGGAGCAGTTGACCGCAGTTATTCAGGCGGGTTCTCCGGGTGGGATGGTAGACCAGAGACTCAGTACTCGTGCTATTACGGGTATGGGTGAGACCGTTGCCAGTGATGGTGGCTTTCTCGTTCAGAGTGACTTTGCCGCTGGGATAATCAAGAACGTATGGGACACGGGCGCAGTTGCAAGCCGTGTGAATAGAATCGGTATCGGCCCTGGAAAGAATGGGATGAAGTTCAACGGTATTGATGAAACCAGCCGGGTGAACGGAAGTAGGGCTGGTGGTATTCAGATGTATTGGCTGAACGAGGCCGGAACCAAGACCGCATCTAAACCGAAGTTCAGGCAGATCGATCTCCAGCTCAAAAAGCTGATTGGTCTTTGCTATGCCACTGATGAACTTTTAGAAGATGCAAATGCCCTTGAAGCTGAGATCACATCAGCTTTCAGGGATGAGATGAACTTTAAGCTCAGCGATGCTTTTATTAATGGTACGGGCGCAGGAATGCCGCTTGGTGTGATGCCATCGGGTTCATTGATTACCGTTGCCAAGGAAGCTGGCCAGTCGGCCACAACCATTAACTTCGAGAATGTGACCAAGATGTGGTCAAGGCAGTTTGCCGATAGTTGGCCTAATGCTGTCTGGTTTATTAACCAAGACTGTATACCGCAGCTTCAGAAGTTAGCCGTTCCTGTAGGTACTGGCGGAGCGCCGGTTTATGTACCTCCGGGTGGTGCGACCGCAAGTCCTTATAGCTCATTATTTGGCAGGCCCGTAATTCCGATTGAGCAGGCTCAGACATTGGGTACAAAGGGTGATATTTTGCTCGCCGATTTCATGCGCGGGTATAAGGCGATTGATAAAGCCGGAATGAAGCAGGACGTTTCCATTCATGTAAGATATGTCTATGACGAATCAGTATTTAGGTTCGTTTACCGGGTTGATGGACAGCCCGTGTTGGCAAAGGCAGTCACGCCTTTTAAAGGCACTAACACGCTTGGGCATTTCGTTGCCTTGGCCTCAAGAGCATAAGGGGGTGACATAGATATGTTTGATTTACCTAATGATCTGAAGATTATTTCGGGAACAAGAGCTGGAACTACTGGCAATACCGCCTCCACAGGAGACTGGGTGAACTGTGAGAATTTCCACTATCTGTATGCCATTGTAGATGTTGCACGGCCTACAGCCTCGACAGCAGTTTTTGAGTGGTATTCCGGTTCAGCTTATGCTGGTACTGGTTCAAGTAACTTGAGTACTGGTTGTCGATGGTGGCTTAATAATGGAGTTGCATTCGACAGGCTTACCCTTCAGACCACGGCAGGAAGTTCTTTTTCCATAGCTTCTGCTACTGGACTGTTGCAGATGGTGAGTAGGCTTGATTGTGCGGCTTTGCCTACATCTCATCCTTATGCAGCTATTGCCGTTGAAGACATGGGTTCGGCTAACGATTTCGTGAACATCGTATACATCGGAATCCCCAGGTACAAAGGCGTTGGTTCATTTTTAGCTACCACGAGCTCCACGTAGGTCGTGACCGTTTAACCTTTAACCGCATCCCCCTTAACCGGGGGGTGCAAACTTCTGTTAGACCGGGGGGGCTGACATACAAGACCCAAGCCACCTTAACGGGTGTGTGCTGACGGAGGTAAATCAGTATGGGACAGACAAAAGCAAGATGGAGAAACAACATGCTTCAGTTTTATGGCGATGCCATGTATACGGCTGTTGCTTCTCAAAGCACAAATGTAAGAGTAACCGGGGTCGGGGTTGATACTCCGACGGTTGCGGTTGCGTGTCCGATATATGCGGATACGTTATCGACTGCCGGGAACATGCACTTTCACGCCAAGATAGCTGGTGTGTGTGCATCCTCAACAGCTTCGGTAATCGCTTCACTGAGATATGGTACGACTACTATTTTGACCTGTACCGTTCCATCGAGTGGGCATAAACATGTGGCTTCAAATCTTCCTTATAACTTCGATTTCTACGGACGATTCGCAGTTGCTTCCAGTTCCGGGCTTCTCACTTCGGTGGGCGTTGGAATGATGGGAAGAACAACAAGATACACGGAATGCGTAGGTACAACCGGATCAACGGCTGGTGGAACCAAGTTTGCATCAACCAAAATCAATAACGTAGGTAACTCAACGTTAGGTTTGAATGTCGTCATTAGCCTGGTATCTACTCAGACAGGCGGTGCCGGTACTGCATCAGGTTTTACTAACAGCGTTGGCTACATTGAGCTATTCAGTGGATAAGGAGAAACAATGGCAAACACAAGAGCTAAATGGATAAACGATAAGTTGAGGTTCGACAGGGCTCCGATGTTTACATCCGCTGCGTGTGCTACGACAAACGTGAGGAATATAACATCAGATGTAGATACTGAAACCCTTATAGTTGCGTGCCCGATGCCGATAAAGTCTTTCTCGACTACACGGGATATGTGTTTTAGAGCAAAGATAGGTGGGGTATGTGCAACTTCATCTCAACACATGATTGCATCGTTACGGTGGGGATCAACTGCAATCTTAACGGCAATAACTTCAACAGCGGCGGCTACAGGTGGTGGAAAACACCAGGCATACGATGTACCTTATACGTTTGACTTTACTGGACGTATAGGGAACGCCTCAAGTTCTGGTCATATAGCCGCGACCTGTATAAGCGTAATCGGGAACACTTCCAGAAGGCAAAACATCTGGAGTACAACCGGTTCAACGGATGGGGCTGGTGTAAAGATGTCGACCAGTGATCTTAACTTGGAATCAGGCACGACATTGGGATTGAATATTACCTTAAAAATGTCGTCTACTCAGACCGGCGCAGCCGGAACTACAGCAATGTGGACTAACACCATTGGCTACATTGAACTGTTTAGCGGATAGGAGGAAAATATGGGAACGAAAACACGATGGAGGAATGGAAAGCTGCAGTTTCGTAAAGCACCCATGTTTTCTGCTGTAGAAGCCAACACGACAAATGTTGTGATGGCGGGTGCGGGTGCTGATATAGTCACTACTGAAAAGACTTTGGTTGAAGGGCCAATATATGGCGGGACGTTATCAGCCGAAGGGATTATGCACTTCAAGGCGGTGTGTGGAGGTATTCTATCATCGTCAGAGGGTGCAGTTACCTTTAACCTTAACTGGGGGTCAACTGTAGTCACGGCTTTAAGTCTTTCGACTGCTGCACCTAAAGAGGCTTACAAGCCTTTTCATGTTGAGTTTGACGGGCGCATTTCTGGGGTCCATACAAGCTCTGGTCAGATTGCAGCGGTTGGCAATGCTTGGGCAGGATTCACGACTACTCTTACTGCTTGTCGTGCGTCTACAGGGTCAACGGGGGCAGATGCTAACAATAAGATGGCAAGCTCTAACCTTGCATTGACCGTTGATTCAACTGTTGGGTTGAGCATTTCAGCCGACTTTGCTTCTACTGGTGGTGGTGGTGCTGGAACAACTAATCTATTGTATGCCACTTATGGCTACATTCACTGGTACAGTTAAGGAGGGGATATGGACACATATTTAGAGAAGGTGACTTTTGCGGTAACTGCAAGCTCAAGTAAGGCATGGGCTACAGCTACCAGCACAAAGGCATTTAGTGGATATATCCATGCTCTATACCTTTCTCCTGATGGTACTAATCCCTTGAAATCTGCAAGCTCATCTTATTTTCAACTAAGGGCTGGGACTACGATAGCAAGGACGTTGAGTAGATCCTCAAGTGGAGTCAATGGAACAAGATACTGGTATCCAACTCATACCAGGCATTATAGCACAGATGGGACAGCATTTGGGCTTGATGGTATGAGGGTTCCAGTTGTAAGGGAAAAGATAACCCTTGTTAAGATTGCAGGGGCTACAAGCGCTGGAGGTGGATCATCTGAAGGGATGGGCCTTACCGTATTTCTTGAAGGCGTCCATCCATAAACATTTTAACAGGGGGAAACAATGACTAAAAAAGCGGAGAAGAAAGCACCAAAAGTATTAGGACCAATGTTAGGGACAGACCAGCTTGTTGAAGGTGGCTTACCGAGGACTAAAAAGAAAGTTGCGATTGTCGGGTTTGCGCCTTCTTCAATGTTGGATGCCAGGACGGTGTTTGATGATCCTGACATGGAAGTGTGGGGATTGAATCAGCTATACCTACCCTTTCCACTTATGGCTGAACGTGCTGACAGGTGGTTCCAGATACACCATACGCATGATTACGATGCAGCGGTAAGGGATCATAAGCACGGGGATTGGTTAGGCGAGTGGTCAAAGCAGACCGGCAAGCCAATTTATATGCAACACAACATGCCGGACATACCATCGAGTATCGCGTATCCTGTGGATTACATCTGCGGGAAGTACGGACGGTATTTCACGAACAGCATTTCGTGGATGATTATTACCGCGATTGAGGACGGTTTTGAGGAAATGTTCATCTATGGAGTAGATATGGCACAAGATTCAGAATATGAATCTCAACGTCCTTCTTGTGAGTACTTCATAGGTTTGGCACGTGGCATGGGTATCAAGGTGTATGTGCCCGACAAGAGCGATCTATTGAAGACCTTATGGTTGTATCCCTTTGAGCCTGAAAGTCCTATGTGGGTCAAATGCGAGTCCAGGCGCAAGGAATTACAGCAAAGAGCAAATGAGATGGGAGCTAACGAACAAGCCTTACGGGATAACCGCAATCAGGTGGTTGGAGCGATTGAAAACATGAATTACGTACAAAAGGCGTGGGGGAACACGCGAAGGGATGCCGGGTTAATTAAGGGTTAAATTATCGTGCTGGCCGGGGGTTCTCCCCCAAGTCTTCTCCCGCCTCCGGTTGGCACGACTCTTCACAAGAGATACAATATGAGAACAGAATTAGTAACAGCGGCAGGGACAAGCTATCTAATGACCCTTGAGGAAGTCAAGGACCACTTGCGGGTATCAACAGCCGTAACGGTTGATGACAACTATATCAAGAGTCTGAGCAAACTGGCAACTGAACGGTTGCAGGACTTGACTGGAACGCGGCTTATTAAGCAGACATGGAAATATTACATTGATGATTGGCCTGCCGGTGATTATATCAGCTTGCCATATTCTCCATTGATGAGTGTGACATCTGTGGCTCTTATAGCGTCAACGGGTGGTACTGCTGTCTCAATGGGGTCTACCAGGTGGAATGCTGACACCGTGAGCAACCCGCCGGGGGTGTATTTAGAGTATGGCGATAGCTGGCCGAGTACGTCATTGTATGATTTCAACCCGATTCGGATTGAGGCTGTCTATGGGTATGGCAGTTCAACTTGTATTGCTTCAACGGAGGTTCCCTATGCTTTAAAACACGCTGCCAAGTTCCTTATTAGCCATTGGTATGAGAACAGGGAAATGGGGATTGTCCGGGGAAGTTATACCCCTATACCGGATAGCGTTAAAGCGTTGGTAGCACCTTATAAGTCCTGGGATATGGGGGGTTGGTAATATGCAAGCGGGTTCATTACGGCACTTCATAACACTTCAGAAACCTACACAAGTAGTTGATCCTATGGGAGGCGTAGTCACAACATGGACAAGTCAATACAAATGCTATTCAGATATTGACCCACCTAAAGGCCGCGAGTTCTTTGTTGCAGGTCAGGCGCAGTCCGAGGTCGTGACACGGATTAGGATCAGGTATTACTCAAGCGTGGCTCCTGATTGGCGTATCAAGTTTGGTACGTCTGCACCTTTCAGGATATTCGATATCAACTCTATTATAGACCCTGACGAAAGACACGTTGAGCAGATCATGATGTGTACTGAGAGCGTGGTATGAAATTAGTCTGGAATGGTGACAAGGTAATTGCAGAGTTCAATAATTTAAAGAAGTCTATTGAACACGAATCTGCCACGGTTATTGAATCAAAGGCGAAGGCTGGATGTCCTGTTGATAGTGGTGCATTAAAAGCAAGCATCAGAACGGCAGAATCAAAACACAAAGATGGAGGGTATTCTGTGTTAGCCGGTGAGGATGTTTTTTACGCAAGTTTCATTGAATTAGGAACTAATGCCACTCCAGGTATCCCTTTTTTGAGACGTGCGGCTGATAACGAAGGAATCAAGTTTAGGGCTAACATCGAAACAATGGTGAAGAAACTATAATGGAATCACTATTCACAGGAATATACGGGCGGTTCGGTGATACGACACCGGCGCACAATACGTTCTATATTGACATAGGTGGCAGGATGTACCTCTATGAGCTGCCACAAGGCACAGTATATCCAAACGCCACATACCAACTTGTCAATAATACAAACGATTGGACGTTCACTGAAGATTTTGACAATGCTTTGATACAATTCAATTTATATTCTAAGTCAAATAGTGCGGTTGAGATCACTGACGCTGAAAATAAATTACGGCTGTTGTATGATAATTGTCATCTTGCAAGCAGTGACCTTGGATCGACATGGGGTCAAGTGTATATGCAGAGAGATGGCAGTTGGCTTGACAAAATCCCTTCTCCTGACAGTACAGGTGGTGGGAACATATGGCGGTATGTGGTTGAGTATAGGGTAATGTTGACCAAGGGATCAACGGTATAATTATTAACCAGGGGCCGGGGGGCATAGGAGAAAAGCGATGGCAGTATTAGTAGGTAAAGATGGAAGGGTCACTGTAATAAATAAAACTGATCCTGTGGGTGCGGTGACGTGGACTATTTCTCAGCCTGGACCTGAACTAATTGACGCAACTATATTCGGTTCGTCATGGAAGCAGGACAAGATTGGGGTTAGGGATGGTGGCACAGTCTCATTGAATGGGCCGTTCAACTGGAAAACTACGGCGCAGAATGTAATCGCTGATTACTTTTCGAGTGGCGTGGCGTTTACTACCGGGTCGAGCTTTCGATGTTGGATGTCAACTGGTGCTGATGGTGGGGCTGGTTCCTTTGGTTTGTCTACGGGAGCGACCTTGATTATTACCAGTCTTAACTTTGGACAGGACAAAAGCGGCCTTGGAACTATGGATGCTACCCTGAAAATCTCAGGCGGCTTCATGAAATATACAACCAATGCCTAATAGGAGGTGTTTTAAATGGCAGTTTTAACAGGAAAAGATGGAGCGGTTTATATCTCCAATTCTTCGGTCCGAGGGAATCTAACAGGCTCAAGTTCTAATGCTGCTGCTGATCCTGGCACACGCGGATTTATGCACAAAGTGTTAAGCTTGACAAACTGGTCTTTAAGCCAGCAGGGGCCTGAGTTGATTGATGCAACCGTATTCGGAGATGATTGGAAAGTAGACAAGCTCGGTATTCGTGATGGTGGGACATTGACCATCGGTGGTTATTGGAATTGGGCTGACAGTACTGGACAGAGGTTCTTGTCAAGTAAGTGGAATCAGGGTGATGTTCTTACATATCCACCGGCAAGTTCATCAGGGGCACAGGGTGGTACATCACATGCTGGATATAGGTTTGAATTGTGGCCGAGTAATGACACCGGAACTGCTGGCGCTAAAGTTGGTATGTTTAGATTCAGTACCGGTGCGGGCTCAACTACTATTGGCTCACGGCGCTTGCTCATTCAGTCTCTTGATGTGGCGCAAGATAAGTCAGGGCTTGGAACGGTGAGTATGACCATGAAGATATCTGACGGTTTCTTTGCGTTCACAACCGATCTGGCATCAACAAATTAACAATAAAAAGGGGGCGCATTATGAAAGTCAACATGAGTAATCTTAACCCTCCGGCGTGGTTCTTTTTTAATGAGGATGACCCGGAGGAAGGGCGTGTGTTATTGAGAGTATGTTCTGGTAAAGACCTTGAACGTATTGAGAAGGAAACCAGTACCAAACAGCCGGTTGAATACAAGCGAGGTCAACGGTTTATAGTCCCTGATAAGGTGGACGAAAAAAGACGGTCTCACATGATTTGGGATTTCGTGGTTGTTGACTGGAACGGCGTGCTTGATGAGGATGAGAAAGCCGTTAAATGCACCACGGACAATAAGATCAAACTTATGGAACAGTCTGTAGTGTTTGCGGGATTTATCGGTGAGTGCCTTGAAAAGTTGAATACCGATATCGGATCATATCAGAAGGTACTTGAAAAAAACTCATTGAGTTCGCAGAAAGGATCAGAGAAAAGCCAGACTGCGAAGCCTGCATAAAGGTACACAACCAGAGTGGCACGAACCCTGATTGCGAGAAATGTTTACCGGATTTAATGCAGGAGAATGTCGATGTATATCGGATTCATACTCTTTGCCAGGGTCAGTATATCATGGGGTTTAACGGCCCGGTGGATGTGAACATATTAGCCGTGGATAGTGCGATGGAGGATGAGGGTATTTCTAAACATCTAAGATACGAAACAAAAAAAAGGGTGAGGTCTCTCAGTCAACATATGATGAACCTTGCCTACGAGGAATCAGATGGCGGGTAAAGTATTCACGCTGTGGGGTAGTATCAGAGCTGATGATACTCTCTTAAAAAAGGATTTAGTTTCCGCCCATCAACAGGTTGGCAAGGCGGCTTCTAAGATGCGTGCGTCTGTTGATACTGCGGCAAAGAAAATGGGGAAAGCCCTTGGCGTTGCTATGGCTGTTGGGGCTGGCATTGCTGTTTATGAAATGGTGAAGGTAGGCAAAGCGGCAATCAAGGCAGCGTCAGACCTTGAAGAAACAACGGGCAAATTCAATGTTGTTTTCAAGGGTCAGGAAGAAGTTGCAAGGGGATGGTCAAAGACCTTGGTTGAATCCTATGCTATGTCAACCGAAGAGTCAAAACGATTTCTATCCTCTATTCAGGACTTGTTAGTTCCAATGGGCATGGGAGCGGTAGAAGCTGGTAAGATGTCTTTTGAGGTAACTAAGTTAGCTGCTGATTTGGGGTCATTCAATAATCTACCAACAGCACAGGTTATGCTTGACATCCAAAGTGCCTTGGTTGGCAATTTTGAGACCATGAAGAAGTACGGTGTTATACTTAACGAAACAGTTGTCAAGGCAAAAGCTCTTGAGATGGGACTGTGGGATGGTAAGGGAGCGTTAGACGCAAACATCAAAGCACAGGTAGCTTACAAATTAATGCTTGAAGGGTCTGCAGCTGCAATAGGCGATCAGGCCCGAACAATGGATAGTTACGCTAATCAGTTAAAAAGCTTGAAAGCCACTTGGGAGGATTTATTAGCGGCAATCGGAAACAAAATATTACCAATGGCAACCGCCGTTGTATCTATGATGAATGAATGGATTAAAGCAAATCAAAATCTTATTTCTCAGAATGTTGGTGATGTTACGGGGCGTTGGGCAGAGGGGTTTAAGTCCGTATTAGAAGCTATGCAAGGTGTTGTAACGGCCATAGGCATTATGTCTGCTGCATGGGACGGGGTAGTTGCAGTTGGACAAATCGCTATACATGGTTTTGTAGTTGCAGTAGAGGGGTTATTCGAGTCTTTCAGGCTTTTATTGAGACCGGTTGAAGGACTGTATTATGCGTTGGAAAGGTTTGGTATTATGAGTTGGAATCCTGTTACAGACGCATTAAACGCGATTGATAAGGCATTATACGATGTCAAGATGTCAACTGAAGATGCCATGAATACTGCAATCTCAAAAGTTAATGAAACCACTAAATCGTATGACGGTTATGATGAAGCTATTCAAACTGTGATTGACAGTGTTGGTAAGCAAAAGGAAGTAACAGAGCAACTTGGAGAAATCGGGAATAGCATTATATCTGAAATGGGCAACACATGGGAGGGAGCAAACGAACCGATAAAGGAAACCAGTAGGACAATCGAAAAGATAATCGGATACATAAACGATATACCTGTTACAGCAAAAGTAAGAGTAGACGCTGAAGGTAATGCTATAGCAAACACAGCGAAAGTCATCGGCAACTTGGAAACCATTACAGGGGGTAAAGCAAAGAAAGGCGGTGGAAGCGGAAGCGTCAGCCCTGTTGGTGGCATTGGTACTGATTTGACCGCAAGCTCAACTATAATGGCAGGCAGTGGACACAAAGCCAAAATAGACGTTATTGGAGATGCAAAAGAGAAGACCAAAGAAATTAAAGGTAAGATAGATGAAATTAAGGAACCTGTAGACGTACTTTTAAATGTTACAGGCGATGCAACAGCAAAGACTGAAGTAATTAAAGACAAAATAGATGAGATAAAAAAGCCTGTTGATATCCCAATTATGGTTGAGGGCGAAGATGGTATTAAAACCCTTACGACAGTTAGCAAATACCATGATGATTTAGACGGTAGGCGTACTGATTCATATCATACGGTTCATGTTAATTATGAAAGCTCAGGATCAGGCCAAGGTGCAGGTACTAAATCCCTTGGAGCGGGAACCGCAGAGGCAACAGCAAGTGTTGCAAAATTAAGCAGTACTATAAGTAGTGGAAGTGGGGGTGGGGGCAGTCACGTTTATCCTGTGAGTTTTGTTGGTTCAGGTTCTACCACTAAACCTCTTGGTGAAAAAGTTGAAGAGGTATTGGGATGGATTGGCGATGTCCAGAATAAGGCCAAAGAAGGGGCGACATACCTTGTTGATTTCACAGGAAGTGGGTCTGAGATAAAACCGTTAAAAGCGAAAGTAAATGATGTAATTGGTTGGATAAAAGATGTTGGTAATTTTCTGTCTAAGAAATATGATTTTGATGTTGATTTTAGTAGTATAACAGAAATGATTGGACAAATGGTTCAACTCCTTTCTGTAATGAACAACACTGCCGATGCTGCCACGGATGTATATAGAAGTATAACAAGAATCTCCGCCAGCGGCTTTGTAACGTGGGATGATTACAATAAATATGGAAGGCTTATAAATAGAACAGGCTCTTTTCAGACAGGTGGTCAAATCCCCGGCTACGGTGGCGGAGATACCGTCCCCGCGATGCTGGAAAAAGGTGAGTATGTAATAAATAAAGATGCGGTTAAAAGATATGGCGGAGGGTTTTTTGATTCACTGAATGGGATGGTGGCGAAGTTTGCAGATGGAGGAAGCACAGACCCAAGAAGGTTTATGTATGGAGATGGATACGATGCAAAATTCTACAAATACCAAGACCCTAAAGCCTATACGGAGCTTCAAGGATTTTTAGACTCACTCACGCAATTTTCAGATAAAACAAAACTATTGACACCTGCGATGAAGGCATTATCGGAAACAGTTTATTCGTTTCAGGGTAAACTGAAAGCGGGTGAGGATATCAGTATTGATTTTATTCGTAAATCAGCAGGAGCCTTAAATGATACCATGAAAGGTGTTGCTGATTCTTTACAATCTCGGTTATCCGAGGTGGTTTCAAATATTGCTAAATATTCTTCGGCTGCGTTTGTTTCAGCAACTGTTGATTTTACAGAGCTTACTCGTAGTCTAAAAAGAAGTGTAATGACTGAAGATGAGAAAAGGAAGGATACCATCAGTGGTATCAATGATATAATGCGGGATATTGCTGATTTTAAAGTGAGTAAGCAGTGGGATGAAGCCATATCTCTTTATAAAGAAGCGGCGCTTGAGCAACAAAAACTATTTGAATCGGCGACTACTGAAGGAGAGAGGAAACAAACTCTTGATAAAATAACTGAATATACGCAAGAAGTAGAAAGGATTGAGCAAAATAGATTGCTGGCATTAGAACATGAACAAAAAGTGCTTGAAACAGTTATCCCAAAATTTACGAGTGTTTTAGATGATTTTCAGATTACAATGGAACCTTTCTTAACCGCGATAGAAGATATGACACGGGATCTTTACCGGACTTTCGGTGAGCTGGTAAACAGGAATATAATCCCAGAAGGGAAATCGTCTGGAGGATATATCAGTGGTTACGGCGGAGGTGATACGGTCTCCGCGATGCTTGAAAAGGGCGAGTATGTAATCAATAAGAACGCAGTCAAAGAATATGGTACGGGTGTGTTTGATAAACTGAATGCTTTGAAACTTGTATCAGGTGGACCAGTGGTTGCTGATCGGAACTTACCATCAATAAAAGAGCTATATGAAACAAGACCTGGATATGCTAAAGGTGGTCCCATTCCTGGCTATGGTGTAGAAACTGGTCCACAAGGTTTACCCAACACAGGTTTATTCTATGGTCACAAAGGGGAGATTGTAAAGTCACCACGGGAGAGTGACAAGGAGCGAAAAGAGGGAGATCGAAATGTAACCATAAACATTTCTCCCGGTGTTATGATGGGAAACAAGGCAGAAGCGAGGCAATTTGCAATAGCTATGAAACGGGAATTAGAGGAAACAGGAAGGCGTTATGGCTAAAGTAGTTCTATATACAAGGAATATTCTTGAAACCGGGACTGTCTCGGTAACGGGTACGGCTGATACCGGATACCCGGAAGCGCGGTTATATGACAGGTCTATAGATTTCTACTGGAAGGACACCAACACGACCAGTTATACCGTGACGGTTGTTCAATCCAGCTCTGACCAAAGGAATGTTGATTTCCTTGCTATTGAACGCCACAACTTTAATAGTAAACGGCTTAGGTGGCAAAGTGACACCGGATCAACGGCGTGGGCGGACGCGACAACGGACTGGGATAGTGGCACTACCCCGATAATAAGGGAGCTATCAACCACAGTCGCCAAGCTGAAATGGCGGTTCTCGGTTGCCACATCTTCTGGCATTGCTAATCCGAAAGCATCTGAGGTGTATATGAGTGCGGGGAGTTCGTTTGCTGTTATGGCTGGCCCTGCGCCGAGTGCTGAAGAGCTTGACAATGTGCAGTGGAATAAGACCGTTGGCGGCCTTGAGAGAGCGACTAAGTTCGGGGATGAACGTAGGGTCAGGAACTACACTCTACGACTCACCACGGGGGAACTGGACACCTTCAGGGCTAACATGGCAGATACGAGTGGGTATAGCAAGCCGTTCTATGTGAAAGACCATGCCGGGGATTATATCTTTAGCCGATTATCTGAACCACCGGTTGAGGACTATTTTGATAAGACATACACAAACGTAAACCTTCGATTGATAGAGGTGTTATAATGGCGGTTATATTTGATTATACTGCACAACTAAGAAACGCATATTTGTTGAGCTCTGCTTCATCTGAGGGATTATACATTTCAAATTCGATTACATCACCAGGAACTTTTGTCGAGTTGTTTAGATGTTTATATAATCCAGGCCACCAGAATAATTCAAGTGTATTTGAATATTATTTGCTTCCAACTTTTAGATATATAAACACAACTCAAGCTATATTTTATGAAACTAACGTTAAATGGGAATTTAAATCAAGAGACAGTACTGCTTGGAATAAATTTTCAACTGGAACTATATCACAGACAACAAGTGTAGACATATATCACAGTAGACGTGGCACTGGGTCTTATGATTCTTCCGCAGTTGCGTTACCGATGTCTATCAAGATGTCTGCAAAAATAAGCACAACTAATCTTGGATATGTTAATTCGTATATTTCAAATCAAACCAGTAATATGTGCGCTATCCGGGCATGGGGGCCAGTATCAACCTAAATGAAAACACTATCCGCATTCAACCAAACCGCAACAGACAATCCAAACGTAGACGTAATCTATCTATTAAAGATTGAGTTCTCAGGGTTGACGCTATATCTATGTGACCGGGTGTTTGGCACAAACGATGATTGCGTGTGGCAATCGAATATCTATCAGCCGCTTGTGGTATCGTATGACACGATAGAGCTTGGCAAGATTGACCCTGTAAGCTATGAGCTTGAACCATCTAATGTGTCATTCGTTCTTGACAATTCAATCCCGATAGGTGGTGCAACCAATTTCACGGCCTTGTTCTCAACCTATGACGCTCAATATTCCACCGTAACGATTTCAATGATATTCTCCGGTGCGGCGGCGGCAGGGGATGAGGTTGATTTATTCAAAGGTCAGATTGAAGACATCCTGAATATGCAACAGGATCAAATATCAGTTAGTTGCTCTGGGTTCGAGCTTGACCTTTCTAATAAGTTTGCACATGAAATAGTTGATGCAACTACATATCCCGGTGCTGTCAAGAGTGACGTAGGGAAGATGTTGCCCCAAGTGTGGGGAGAGGCTAAAAAAGTCCCCTTCATGGCCGTTGATGCTGGCTTTACGTCTTCACTTGTGGGTGATATTAACGATGTTGTAGCAACCGTTGACCTTTCAGATTCAACCTCATTCCCCGCTAACGGGACAATTCAAATAGATTCAGAACAGATCACCTATACCGGGAATGCGGCAAATCAGCTAACGGGATGCACGAGAGGTGTCAATGCTACCGTTGCTACAACCCATTCTAACGGAAGTGTAATCGCTGAAATACAAACCCACTATAATTATGTGATAGGCAATGCCGTAAATTCCGTTGATGCTGTTTACATTGGCGGGGTCAGGGTAACTGCTGGATTTATTGCATACACAGGGCAGGCAGGGGATCAGCATGGCACATACGCTAACCGTTGTGTGATTGATTTCACTACCCTTCCTGGTTTGATTAAAAGTGTCTCGGTGGTGGTGGTCGATACAATAGGCTTGACCGATACGATAGACGTGAATGATACGATAGTTGTAAACGATACCATAGGCGTTAGTGATACCATAGACGTAAGTGACACTATAGATGTCAGTGATACGATTGGTGTCAGTAACACCCTTGGAGTGCAAGATGTAAGATACAACTTTTCCTTTGAGGCTGACAATTACAATGTTGGTCGTGCAAGGGAATTGGATAGCAATGGTGGAATAGCAGACTATGACACCACCTCAACTATAACCTTCCCAGCCGCACCTACTGGTACTCTTTCGAATATCTATATAGATTACACCTTTGAATTTAGACAGTTTGGAACACCATCTGAAACTAAAGACTGGGACTTTTTCTTAGATGGTATTTTGGTGGCGTCATATAAATCTGCTTCTGGCCTTACTCAATATCAACAGTCTCCACTGCGACTATATAGAGCTGGTTGGATTACATCAGCCACAAAAACTCCTTCATGGAGATCAAATAATGGTACAGGAATTATGTTTACTGTACTCACTGCAAAACAAAATTGCACATCTGATACCAATGATGTAACAGAAAGGGGTGCCGCACTTGCGAGGGTATCGAATAATCAACCAGCGGGTGGAATTACCTCAGAAGTAACCGTTGATACTGCTTCAACTATAACATTCCCTGCGGCTCCTCCGGGTACATTGACAGAGGTTGAAACACTTTATTCATGGAGTTATGGTCAGTTAGGAAAAATAATAGGAGATGGGCCAAGGCACTTTTCAATAGACGGTATAAACTGCGTTCACAAAGCAAGTGATGGTACGGTTACCAACCTAATGCCTTCAACCTTCACAATTCGATATGTAGATACTTGGCAGACATCTATCAATAAAACTCCATCTACTATCGGTGGATTTAATCGTGGTCAACAGTTTTTAATATCAAATGCGAACCAGGAAACATGGAGTGATACATATTCAGATAGTATAATCCTAACGGGTGATGTAGTCAAGACCGGTGGCGCGGCTAAAACTGGTGCTGCTACCAAAACCGGTAACGCAACTAAAACCGGTGCGGCTACTAAGGGTGGTACTGTAACTAAAACCGGAACTGTAACCAAAACAGGCAGCGTAACGGGTGGCGGTGATTCTGTAGCCAATGCAAGTTTCGGGGATCTTATTTCGGCCGATGTGAAAGGTTATCAAGATGATGCTGGTGGAACATATACCGGAACGCCTGACGCTTTGATTGACAGACCGGATTGGATATTAAAGCACATCCTTATTGATAGATGTGGCCTGACAGCCGCTGACGTCGACCTGGCTGGATCTTATACTGATGCAGGCACATACTATAACACCAACTCAATAACTCTCTCTCCTGTGGTCCTGGAGCCTCCTTCCGTAAGGGCATTAACTCAACGCATAGCGTATCAAGCAAGATCTATGCAATTCTGGGAAGCTGGGATTCATCATTTAGTACATATTCCCGATTCTGAAACTGTGGACAGGTATCTGGATGAAGATCGTGTAGACCTTAATCAGCTATGGGTACAATATACACCACGGGTGGATATAAAGAATACCCTTACGTCCCGATATGCGCGTGATTGGTCTGGATACGCAGATAACATAGAAGCGGATCAGTCAATAGTGACGGCAACAAATGCGGCAAGTGTGGCAAAATATGGGACTCTGTACGGTGAAGCGAGCCTGAATTATATTACTGGTGCAACTCAGGCACAATTTATTCTCAACTGGATCGGTGGAGAATGGGATGATCCACGGTTATTAGTTGAGCTTTCAGGTGGATATTATCTAACCGATCTTGAACGTGGGGATATTATTGGTTTTGATTTAAAGTCCGATGCCGGGGTAATTTTCAAGGATCATGATGGTAATACCCTGTGGACAAATACTGATGACATCGAATGGCATAAAAACTTAATAGACTCAAAGTTGAAAAAAGTGCTTTTGAATTTGATTACAGGCGCAATACAATTTCGAGTAATTGACAAAATATATAGACCAGACGCAAGCCAACAAATACAAATGGTGGAGGTATAATCGTGGGAAATAAGGTATGGCCAGCTATTTCAAGAACTGGTGGGGGATTAGGTGCTTTAGATTCTATTTCAGGTAGTCTTCTGACCATAGGGGATGGAGCATCAATTTTCATGTCAACATTCTCTGGTTCATATGTTCTTGCGGCTTCGACCCTGGTTGAGAATGATCCTTTGGTTATTGTACCTGATGCTAATGCAGGTGGTAATGTTTGGACGTTAATATAGGAGGATGAAATGAAACGATTTATAATCACAATAGCGACTTGCATTATACTGGTATTTTCCGGTTATGTGATAGCGGAGTTTTATACTACTGGTATAATATCAACTGGAAATATTCAGAGTCAAACTTATACAGGGAATTCCATCGACGTAGGCGCCTCCATCCTTGCGACACGCTCCCTCACCGTGGACACAGGCGGGGGGTTTGATATTGACTTAGGTAGTGC